CGAAGCCTGCCCGCTTTCCAGCGTTGGATAAGTCTTGGCAAGGGAAACCGAAAGCCCAGACCGTTGCGGCTGGCACGTCCTTCCAGCACATCTCGCGGATGTCTGCTTCTTTGACGTGGTCTCCGAGGTTTTCTCGGTAGCTCTGAACGGCGTATTTGTCAAAGTCCCAGGCTCCGACCACTCGGTATCCTGCGTTTCTGAAGCCGACCGCCATTCCGCCGCATCCGCAGAAGAAGTCGTTCATTGTCAGTTCGTGCATCTTATTCCTCCTTATTTCGTTCTCCAGCTCTCCCAGTACATCTCCATTCCGGCGCACATCTCGCGGAGGCGGTCGAGGGTCTTTTCGGCGTTCCTCGTGTCTCCGAGTTTGCCGCCGTAGGTCGGCGTCATCCTGCGGATCAGTTCGTCTCCGGTGTAGTTGGTCGTTACGATGGTCGGCATATAAGCCTCGTACCGTGCGTTGATGATGGAGTAGATGTGGGTGTTTCCCCATTCGGTTGGTTGCTCGCTTCCGATGTCGTCAATGATGAGGAGGGGGATTTCCTCGTATAATCTCATGACTTCCGCTTCGGTCGCGGTGTCGTCCTTCTCGAAGGTGCTTTTTATCTTCGCCAGCAGGTCGATCATGGTCATACAAATGACCGCCGTTCCGCCCTGCATGAGTTGGTTGGCGATGGCGCAGGCGAGGTGTGTTTTGCCGGTGCCGTAGCTGCCGGTGATGAACAGCCCGTTCCGCTCCTTCTTCGGCGGTACCACGTTCCCGCGTTCGTCTTTGGTGGGGAGCATGATCGGGAAGCTGTCGGCGTATCTCTTGCACTTCTCGTATGCCTTCCGGTTGATGTCTGTTACCTCGAAACGGTCAAACGTCCGGTTTGCGAAGCGTCCACGGATCCCGCTCTCTCTGACGAGCCGTGCCACGCGCTTCCGCATCCATTCCATTTCCTTTTGGCGTTGTTCCTCGGCTTCGGCTTCCTTTTTCAGTCGTTCCTGTTCAGCCCAGTATTCCTGTGCCTTATCGCAGTCGCACCGTTCCGGCTCCTCAAACCATAGAAAAACCTCATGCTTACCCTCGAAGTTCTTCAGTCCGTAGTGGTATAGCGTCTTTCCGCAGAATTGGCAGGTTTTCGGCTCCGGTGGATCCGTTCGCATCTTCCAGCCCTCTGCTATTGCTGTGTCGCTTCGGATTTGGAACCCGTTCGGCTCTTTGTCTTGGTCTTCATCCTCATTCGGATTTGAAGCCTGCGGGGGTGCCATTGCCGCCTTTTCTTCTCTGGTAAGCGGCACCGACATCGCTGCTGCTATCAGCCCGCCTATTGGCGTCATGTCTGCCATCGTCTCTCACCTCCTTGATTTCGTTGTCCCAGTAGCCGCCGTTCAGCCACGTCGCGGGGTATGGTATGTAGCGCCCATTTTCGCGCTGCCAGTCCTCGCTTCGCTTCTGAAGCTCGACGGCTTTCATGATCTTTTCAAAGAGCGCGGTGTTCGGTTTGATTTTCTTCCACGCTTTTACGGCGTTCTGTTTTGCCTTCTTGTTCGGGTAGGCTTCCCAGAAGGCGTCAAAGCGTTTTTCGAGCAGCGTCTCCGTTGACGGTGGCTGGTCGTCCGATTCCGCGTCGGCGTCCGCTGGTTTCGGGTCGCCGTTTTCTTCGTCTTTGTATGGTGCTGGCACAGTGCTTTCACTGTGCTTGTTTGGTGCTTCTTGTTCTCGGCATCCGGGCGGCGGGGGTATCTCGCTGTCTTTTTCCTTCATGTTGGGGTTTTGGTGCTTCGAGAAGTTGTCGATCTGGATGTATGCCGTTCCGTCCACCTCGTATCTGGTGATGAAGCCGGAGTCAGCGAGTTGCTGAAGCATTCCGTTCGCTTCCTCGGCGGTTACGTCGTCGTATCCCAGCAACGTCTTCTTAATTCGGAGAGGTCGGTCTTCAAGCCGCCCCTCTCGGTCTGCGATGCACCATAGTCCGATGAACAGGAGCCGCGTCAGCGGGTCAAGCCCGCCCAGTATATCGTTGTCAAAGAACGCCGGTTTGATGTTTCTTGTTCTCGCCACTTGCGTTCCTCCTTCCTGTGGTTAGCATACGTACACCTCCGTGCCTGTCAGCTTCTGGACTGCCGTCTTGAAGCGGTCAGCGTCGCTGTTGTTGTTGGAAAGGTGCAGCAGGTATATTTGCTTTACGCTCCGCAGGTCGTTTGCTCGCAGCAGATCAAGGAAGTGTTCGAGGCTCATGTGGCTTTTGACCAGCCTCGGCACGAGTTCCGGTGGAACGTAGCCCTTCCTTACGCTCTCCTCGATGATGTCCATGCTGTAGTTGCATTCTCCCATGATGTGTGTTAGTCCCTCGAAGCGGTATTTGATGTAGTAGGTGTCTGTGAAATATAGGAGCTTCTCGCCGGTGGCTCTTGACGTCAGCAGGTAGCCGAGCGGCTCTTTCGCGTCGTGCTGGACATCGAAGGGAAGGACGGCAAACGTGCCGATCTGTATTTCCTTTAATGCCTCCACGGGCTTTGCACGATGCCCTGTGAGTTTGCTGGCGTCGAGCGTCCCTCTGCTGGCATAAATGTTCACGCCTGCTCTGGCGAGGTCTCCTGCGGCTTTGACGTGGTCTCCGTGTTCGTGTGTGATAAGGCAGCCAGTCAAATCACGAACGCGGAAATTCAGCGCCTTCTGTATGGCTTTCAGCGGGATCCCCGCATCGAGGAGCAGGGCTGTGGTGCCGTCGCTTACGCGGTAGGCGTTGCCGCTGCTTCCCGATGCGATGACCGTGATGTTCATCAGAAGTCCATCCCGTCGTCCGGCTCTGCAGGTGCTGCCGTGCCTGCGTCGATAACTTCGCCGGTCTCGGTGTTCACCGTCTTGGTCGGTGCCGAAAGCGCAGGCTTTTCCGGTGTGGTGTCGATGAGCGTCGCGTTGGCGCTGGCGGTGATCTCTGCCTGCGCTTCGATCTCTGCGTAGCGGGCTTCGCGCATCTTCATGTACTGGTAGCTGTCGTCTACCTTCTTCGGGTCTCTCGGCAGGTGCTTCGCGCTGAAGGCTTCGCGGATGATGGTCTTCCTGACCATTTCGTCCTTCCAGCCCTCGACTTCGGTCTCGACCTGTTTGCCATTCTCCCAGACCTTTGCCTTGCCGCCCCAGAAGTTCGCGCTGGCGTATTTGGGCTTGCGCTTCTCGATGTCCTTCATCGACATGATGATGAGTTCGTTCTTGGTCGGGTCTTCAAATTCGAGGTAGGCGAAGCCGCCGACGATCTCGCCTCTGTCAAACGGCGCGGTGATCTCGAATTCGTAGTTCTCCACGCGGTTGCTGCCGCCCTTCTTGATGGGCTTGAAGTTGTCGGTGCTGTAGACGACCTCAATGGTTACGGCTGTCGGTACCTCGACCGCGTATTTCTCGGCAATGTAGCGGATTCCGTTGTATCCTTCCATCAGGGTGACGTCGTAGTTGTTGCGCTTGTTGTTCTTGTAAGGGATTGGGAACAGCATATTGTCCTGCGTCATGTCCAGTCCCATGCGGGCGTAATGCACAAGGTCAAGCGCGAGGTCGTTCAGGTTGACCGTGTTCCATGTAACCGGCAGGTCGTTGTCGTATTTGTGGTCTTTGTTGTTCTCGTTCTTGCGGATGCGCTCCTCCTCGGCTGCTTTGAGGGCGCGGTCGATTACGATGAAGTATCCCTGAATGAGCGTTCTCTGGTAGTCCGTTACCTGCATCGCTCCGGCGACGCTGCCGCCGAATTCCTTCAGGACGGTGTTGGTGAAGCGTTCGCTCATTGCGAGCTGCTCCTGCTTCGTGGTCGCGGGGGCTGTGTTCTCCGCTTTGGTGATTTCTTTGGTTGCCATGTTTCTTTCCTCCAGTTTTTTATTCTGCATCTTCGACATCGAAGAGTGTCAGTTGATTTGGGTCCGGTGTGGCGGCTCTCTTTTCCGCCTGTTCCTTCATTTTGCAAACGTGACCGTATCCGTCTTCGACCGCCTGCTTGCTGGTCAGCAGTCCTCCGCATCGTTTGCACCTGCGGGCTTTAATGATGAACGTCTCCGGCTCGATCCGCTCTTTGTCGAGAATAATCAGCTTGAAGTAGGTCTCGCCGTCTTCGGCTCCCCAGTCCGGGTTACCAGTTCCTTTTTCCACTCTGGCTCTGACCTTGAGCGTCGGTGAGGTCGCAGAGTATCCGTTTCGGAGTGTGCATTCGATTTCCTCTCCGATGAACGGCTCCAGCCTTGCGCGGTAGTATGGCGTGTCGGCTCGGTATTCCTCCGTCTTGATGCCTCGGTCGATCAGGTCAAACCATTGTCTCTTAATCGGGAATATCAGCATTGTCTTCCACCTCCGTGCGGAGCTTCTTGTCGGCTTCGCTGACTACAAGGCGGATTGTCTGGGTGTCGCTCTCGGTTAGGTGTGTTACGCTTTCCGCGTTGTCGATGAACACCGGCATCTTGATTCCCCAGTGTTCTGAAAGGGTAGCGATGATCTCCAGCCCTGCGTTGATTCTGGCGGCGTTGTTGGCGAAGGTGTAAGGCACCAGCCTGCCGTCCGCGGTCGGGATCATGACCTCGCAGTCTTCTTTCAGCCCGCCGTTGATTTGTTCTTGGAAAAGGCGGAAGCGGACGCTCTTGAATTTGGCGTTGATTCTGTCTGTCAGGGCGCTGACCTTCTCTTTGGTGAAAAGGTCGCAAAGGTACAGCCCTTTTTCCAGTTCCTCAAATTCTGCACCGAGGCGTTTCTCCTGCTTTTCGAGTTCTCCGATCCGGCGCTGCTGGTTTTCCGCCATTGTGATCTGCATCAGCTTGTCTCGTTCCTCGCGTATCGCGTCGCCTACGGCTCTTATTTCGCGCTCTGCGGCGTTTTGTGCTTCGGTGGTCGCTTTACCCGCGTCGGCGAGTTTCACTTCCAGATCGGCGAGTTTCGCGCCCAGAACGGCGTATTCGTTGCTGTCCTCGTATAGTGTCTTCGGGGCGATCCTTCCGCGCAGGGCTTCGAGGGTTTCCTCTTTGGCTCTCTGCTCCTCCAGCATTTCCTCGTGTCTGGTCTTGAGGGCGCTGATTTCCGCTTTCAGCGCGGCGATTTGCTCTTTGCTGGCTTCGGTCTTGCCTCTGCGGTTGATTTCTTCGAGTTTCTTGCTCTTGCGGAGATTGAAGTCCTCGCGCATCTGTTCCACACGGTCGGTGGGTAGCACCTGCCCGCAGGTGGGGCATACGCTCTGGCTTTCATCCCACATCTCGGCGCTGACGGTCTGGTATTCGGTTACCAGTTGCGCTCTGGCTCTTTCGAGGGCGTCGAGTGATGCCGCTTTGCGCCTGATCTCGATTTCGATGTCCTCGGCATCGTGCTTCGCTTTGCTGGCGGCTCTCTGGGCGAGAAGGATGTCGGCTTCGACCTCGGCGTTTTTGTCGTTCTCCGCCTTGATGTGCGCTGCTCTGCCTTCTGCGATCTGCGTCTTGACTTCTGCGATCTGCTGCCTGATGTCCGCTGTGGCGCTGTCGCTGGTGGCTGCCTCCGCTTTTTTCGTCATGAGGGATTCGCGCTTCTTCTCAAGGGCAGCGATATTTCTTTCGATGTCTTCTGCGTTCAGCCCTGCAATGTCAGGGATTGCCTGCGACGCTTCGTCGATTCGTGCCGGTATCTCGGTGAGCTGCCGGTTGATCTCGGCACGTCTGGCCGCAGCGACCTTTCGGTATTCTTCGGTGGTGTAGTATTGCTCTGCCGTTCCGTTCATTTGGAGAAAGTCTGGCAGGTCTTTCAGTTCGGGATTTCCGGCGATGATTTCCTCATCCGTAATGTCGCCGCAAATCTCCAGCAGGATTTTCCGCCTCGCGTCCCATGCGAGCTGTTCGGGGAAGTAATCGGGCATTGTGAGCATCTTCGGCTTCTCGGCGTCGCCGCCGCAGAAGGCGAGGACGCTGGCGGTGAATTCCTTCTCCTTGACCGGCACTCCGTCGATCTCGTAGTCGACCGTGTGTCCGTCGAATTCTTCCCGCGCTGATCCGCGCTTCTTCTTGTAGATTTCCTTGTAGGTCTTTTTGAGGGTAACGACGCGCCCTTCGTCCGTGCTGAAGATTGCCTCCGAGCTGTGTTCGAGGTGGTGAAGGTCGCCGTCCGCGCCTTTGGTCTTCGGGGTGAAGTTCTTCGCTGCGGTGCTTGCCTTGTCGAACAGGAGCCACGTCAGGGCGTTGTAGACGGTCGTTTTGCCGGTTGCGTTGTCGCCGTAAATGCTGGCGGACTGTCCGTTCTTGAAGTCAAGGGTCAGGGATTTGATGCCCTGAAAGTTGTTAAGCGTAAGCCGTAGCAGTCTCATGTGCTTTGCTCCTTTCAATCATTATCTGGCGGCTCCTTGCCACCGTGTAGTCGCTGAATTCATCCTCGCTGATACGCTCCTGCACCAGTTTTCCGAGGTAGTAGGGTTTTCTGCGCTCTCCGTTCAGGTCTCCCTCGCGGCTGATGATACGCTCCAGCTTTTGCTGTGCGAGGGGGAGTGCGTGTCTCCATTCTTCGTCGGTTATCTCTCTGCCGAGGTATCCGCAGGCTTCGTCTCGTACTTCTTCTTCGTAGGTCATGGTCATTCCTCCTTTAGTTTTCGTAGGGGCTTTCGAGGCTCCAGTCCCATTTCGTTCCGTTCGTGTAAGCGTTTCTGAAGGTGTTTGTGGATCCGTTGCCTTCAAACCATTGATATTCGAGCGGAAGGACGCGCCCTGTGTTTATGTATCCGGCTTTCTCGGCATACCAGCGTGTGAGGACGTCCTCTGCGATGGCTTTGAATTCATCGGTCGCAGGGAAGCTGGCGTCATATCCCTGAAACTGGTTTTTGAAGGTTACGACGTGTTCGATTGTACCGCCGCAGGCGTAGCCGGTGCTGTCCACCCTGTTGAGAACACACCAGACGACCGCCGCCTGCTGGGTCTTGCTCTTTACGCCTCTGGCTTCGCCCCAGATCAGCTTTGCGAGCATTTCAATGTCTTCTTGGTCTGGGTGCTGAATTTCCGGCAGCTCTGCTGCTTCGTCGGTTTTGAAGTATAAAAGGTTGATGACCTCCGGCTCTGTGCCTTGCATCTTGGTGATCGTCACGCTGGTTGCGCTTTCTTCCATCGCGTTTACTTTGTCTGGGATCGTTTCTTTTGTTCCGGCTGATGTTGCGGCTATGGTTGCTGCGATGATGATTCCGATTGCCAGTCCTACGACGGCTATTCCTATTTTTCTGATATCGATTCTCCTGATTCTCATGGCTTGCTCCTTTCGTTTTAGCAGTAGACCCGCTCCAGCAGGTACCGCTTTGAAATCCGCCCTTTGACGGTGATTTTTCCTTTGTCCTCCAGTTCCTTGTTGAGCTTCTGCATGACCTTGTATGCGTGGCTCTCGCTGCAGTCGAGGAGGGAGGCGACATCTGTTACCCGCAGGAATTTCTGTTCTCCGGTTTCGGTCTTATTTTCCATGTCGTTTTCCTCCTTTCAGATTTTTGCTGATGAACAGCTTTGTCTCTTGTGCTACGACCTCGATGCGCTCCAGCGCTGTGGCGATCTGCGCGACCTGGTCGTATTCGTCCGGCGTGATGTTTCCGTCCTTCGCCACTTCAAGGATTGTCTCCCTGATTTTGCTGGTCTCGCCGAGGGCGGTCACTATGCAAATCGTCAAGCGGTCGAGGCTTCGCATCTCCGCTGGCGGCACCGTCTTCTTTCCGAGGGGGCATACCTTCGAGCAGTAGTGGTTTATCAGTTGCGGGGCGTCGTATGTATCCGCCATGAGCATCACTTCTTCTGGGTATGGTGTGATCTGTCCGAGTTCGATCCGCGCCAGCCGTGTCCTGTCTATTCCGGTTTCCTCCGATGCTCCTTCTCGGCTCGCCAGTCGGTCGTTGCACGATGCGGCGGCGATTCGTGCTTTATAAAAGTCGTTGTCGGCGCACATCGTGGATTGTTTAGGCATATATTTCTGTGCCTCCTTCCGCTATAATTAAATCAATGAGTTCTCGCAATGTGAGGGTAGCTGGGGTCGCCTTGCGGTCAGTTCTCGTTTTCCGAGAGTTGTTCGTCAAAAAAAATTTGCGGGGTTACTCCGAAGCCGTCCATGATGATCTTCAGAAATTCGTCGGCGGTCATTCTGACCAGTCCTGTTTCGAGCTGGCTCATTCTCTTTGGGCTGATGCCTGCTCTCTTTCCGACGTGCGTCTGGGTGATTCCTCTGGCTTCGCGGTAATCTCGCACCATTTGGGCTGCTGTCTTCATGGTCTACCTCCTTTCGCTCGTTTTTCGAGAATTCATTGTACGCTCATTATAACACTCGTTTTCCGAGAAGTCAATACTTTTCTCTAAAATTTCGAGAAAAATATTTCATTTTCCGAGAATTGTGTTATAATCACTCTTGTAAATTGAGTTTTTTTGCTTTTTTGGAGGTGTTCCTATGCTCTCGTTTGGCGAGCGTCTGAAAAGGGCGCGTGAAAGAAAAGGGATGACGCAGGCGCAGGTGGCGAAAGCGACCAGCATCAGCGACAAGTCTTTGTCCCGTTATGAAAACGGCGCATCTGCGCCCGATCCTGATACCATTCTCGAATTGATCAAGCTCTACGATGTCTCTGCTGATTATATTATGGGGCTGTCTCCTGAAATGGGTCATGCTACTGATCCGGCTTCCGGCACCTCTCTTGCTGCTCCTCGTTTGGCTTCGGCTCCCGACGCTCACGAAATGCTGGAGGGGCTTTCTGGCGATGCCCGCAAAAAAGCGGAGGAGTACATCGAAATGTTGAAAACGCTCGATGAGGTAAAATCCGGCGAGAATTTCCTCGACGTTAAAAAGAAAGCCTGAAGCGCGAGCTTCGGCGGTATTTCGTGTTTTGGGATTGAGGTGGTTTTTGGTTGCGTCTGAATATTGTATGTTCTGGTTGTCACCGTCGCTTTTCTATTGATGCTCCGAACGGGCAGGGCGAGCAGACGGTGCGCTGTCCTTATTGCTCTGCTCCTTGTATTCTGAATGTCCAGCGGACGGCTCCGGTCTCCGGTCCCGCTGCTGTGGCCGCAAAGGTCAGGCGCGGGGAGGTTGTTTCAAATGTTATCTGGATCGTCCTCGGTGTTCTTCAATGCGTCACGCTTTACGCCGCCGCTGCCGGTGTCTGGAATGTTATCAATGCGATTTTGGCTCTACGAAACGTGAAGCATATCCAGCCGGGGAATGCTGGGGTTGTTCCTTATTTCGACCAGCGCAGGACGTGGCTCATCGTTCTGGCGGTCGTGAATATCGTCCTCGGTGGCGTTGTTGGTATTGTTCTTGTTCTGTGGGAGTGGCATCTCCGCGACTTCGTGCTGCGTAACCGTAGCGCGTTTGAGGGATGAGGTATTCGGTTTAAGGTTTAGGGTATAAGGTATGAGGTATAAGGCAGTTTTTGTTTCGTGAAAACACGGTGCTTGCACCGTACTTGAAAGGGGGCGGGTCTGTTGGCTGCTTATAAAAACGAAAAACGCGGCACCTGGTATGTGTCGTTCCGATATAAGGATTGGGATGGTACCCGCCGCCAGAAAAAGAAGGAAGGCTTCAAAACGCGGCGGGAGGCTCTGGACTGGGAGCGCGATTTTCTCGCGTCGAAGTCTGGCACTACCGCCATGTCCTTCGGTGCGCTCTGCGAGATTTATATGGCTGACTGCGCCACGCGCCTCCGTGCCACGACGGTCGAGAATAAGCA